GACTAAATCTAAAGGAACCCAGAAGCCTTGGGAATGTGAACACTGTGGTAAGGCGGGTAAGAACCGAGCTAACTATCGTAGAGATCACGGTAAACGATGCCCTGTGTATCTTAAGAAAAAGACTTCTTATGATCAACTATACGGATTTGCAGGTGGGGTATTAGCTGTAATGATCCTTTGGGGGTTAGCTGAATGGGTACTGTAGAGCTGCTATCTTCAAAGATAATTGATCTTGTTAAACTATATACTAGAGGCCACTACGCATCTGAGGATGTATTGGAGATGATCGAGCAAGTACTCATCGAAGATGGTTATGCAGTACGTGATGAGTTTGACGTAGCGGGTTCTGAAGAGGGACAGGATATCGAGGAGTAATATGAAGAATATAATTGTAGACATTGAAACTGATGGGTTATTAACAGAATTAACCACAATTTGGTGTATAGCAATCAAAGAAGTAGGTGGTGGTACATTATCTTTCTCAGACTATGATGATAGTCTACCTGATAATGCCGCCGCCATACCCTATATGGAGGCTGCTGATCGTGTTATCGGTCACAACTTCATAAGGTTTGATGGCCCTGCTATTACTAAGATTATGGGGTATACTGTACCTGTCTCCAAGATCTATGACACATTAATAATGTCTAGATTGAATCAGTTTAACAGGATAGGTAAACATAGTATGAAAGCCTGGGGTGAGAACTTACTCTTCCCTAAGGGTGATTATAGTGACTGGTCTAAGTATACACCTGAGATGATGTCTTATTGTGTACAGGACGTTACGGTCAACGAAGCTATCTATGAGAAGGTACTCAGAGAGGCTAGTATCATACTCCACAATACTTCAGATAAGTATCAACAAGCCATAGATATCGAGCATAAGATGTCTCACTATACCGCTATGCAGTGTAGTAATGGTTGGGAGTTTGATCAGATAGGTAAGTTGAGACTGATGGAGATGATTCAGGAGGAATTAACCACCATCGAACAGACTGTTGAGCCTTTACTAGGTGATATCACTATCATAGTTGATAAGGAGCCTAAGACACCTAAGTATAAGAAGAACGGTGAGTATACGTCTGTATCTGCTAGGGTTCTAGGTGAGTATCTAGGTACTTACGTAGACCCTTCAGATGCTCTTAGAGTCCCACCACCTATGGAGGCTGGTACTGAGTTCCAACGAACCATACTAACCCCTGCTCGTATAGGTAATCAAGATCATCTTAAGGAGTATCTAGAACGTAATGGTATTGTGTGGGATGACTGGAACTTTAAGAAGGTGGATGGTTCATTTATAAAGACTTCAGCTAAGTTAACTACTACTGCACTTACTAGAATGGGGCCTACAGGTGTTATGATCGATAGGTTCTTTACTCTTCGTGCCAGACTATCAGTACTAACAGGATGGGAGAAAATGTACTGGGATGGTCGTCTTCATGGTGATGTGATAGATATAGGGGCTGCCACAGGTAGACAGACCCATATCGGCATAGCCAATATACCGTCACCTAAAGCTGCCTATGGTTCTGAGATACGTAAATTGTTCAGAGCACCTGAGGGTAAGACTATCATCTCAGCAGATGGTGCGTCATATCAAGCTCGTATTATGGCTCACTTCGCTAAGGATAAGGAGTTCATCAAGGAGGTCACTATAGGTGATGTACACCAGAAGAATGCAGATGCTATAGGATGCCCTAGAGCAGACGCTAAACCCTTCTTCTTTGCATGGGCATTTGGTGCTGGAGGTCGTAAGTTAGCTAGTATACTGGGTATACCTGAAGCTGCGGGTAATAAAGCTAAGAATAAGTTTCTTAACCGATGGCCCTCGTTACGTGAGCTAACTAAGAGGTCACAAGTGGCTGCTCAGAGGGGGTATCTGATGGGTGTTGATGGTCGAAAGATTATCATAGAAGAGAGTTATAAAGCATTCTGTTATCTTATTCAAGGTACAGAGGCTATCATCTTCAAGCATACCATAGTAGATATCAATGAAGCATTCGAAGCTGCTGGTATAAGGTTCTTACAACTACTAGCGTACCATGATGAATGTAGTTGGGAAATATATCCTGCTGATGCACCTAAAGCTGAAGCGATTATAAGACGTTGTTTTGAGGAAACACCTAAGAAGTTCGGGATTACCCTCATGTGTGCGGGTGATGTTAAATGTGGAAATGACTATTTGGAGGTTCACTGATGTTAGTTATAATGGTAGTAGCGTGGATAGTTGTAGTATACCTAGTAGTTTATGAAGGTACGTGGGGGAAGAAGTGATGAAATATTATTATGATGCAGATTCGTTAGTATACGTAGCTTCTTGGGGTGATAAAACACTCGAAGAAGCTCTGGAGAAACTAGATCATTCTATAGAGGCAGTCCTAGCAAAGCTATGGGCACATATAGATGATATAACCTTTGTAGTTAAAGGTAAAGATAACTTCAGACATGTCATATACGATAAATATAAATCCCACCGTAAATCTGAGGAAGACCCTGAGAAGAAAGCTATAATGGATGCTGTACATCAAAGATTGCTAGGTCACTATAAGGCTATTGAAGCTCATGGTGAGGAAGCTGATGATGTAGTAGCTTACATGGCTTTAGCTAATGAGGGTACTGTTATAAGTCCTGATAAGGATTTACGTACTGTACCTATCCCTATATATAACCCTCAAAAGGATGAACACTACCCTACTGATGTGGATGCTGCTGATATGATGCTTCATGTGCAAATGATCATGGGGGATAGTACAGATGGTATCCCCGGCATCAAAGGTATTGGTATCAAGGGTGCTGAGAAGTTACTGTTGTTCTGCCCTATGGGTAAACGCTTGGATGTTGTAAAACAAGCTTACCGTGACCTTCATAAGGGTCTAGACTATATGAGTTATTGCCAGCTTATGACTGACCTTATCTATATCCGTCAAAAACCTAATGAACGTTACAACGTCCGTACAGGTGAGAAGGAGATTATGGATGCCTAATTATAGTAGGGAGTTATGGGAGTTGCATATGGAATGCCCTGTAAAACCCCTATCAATTAACGCTGCCTATACTTTAAAGCGCAAGAAGAGTGCCAAGTATAGAAAGTTTGAGGAATTGATGGCATTGGAATTGCAAGGGTATAGAATACCGAAGAATCGTCTACCTAACGAGATGAGATTCAAGCTGAGTATCCATTGGGGTTTTGCTACGTCATTAAGTGATGTAGATAACCCTATCAAAACACTGTTGGATGTCCTACAGAGATGGTTTGGGTTTGATGATAAGCAGATTATGCGTATCGCGGCTACTAAGACTGTAGTAGGGAAGGGAAGGGAGTTCATTAACTTTACACTAACAGAAATTCAATTCACAGAAAAGAAGGGAGTACGTAATGGGAAGCGGTCAATTTCAAAAGCATAGCAGTTGCGCTAAGTGTGACAGTTCAGATGCAGTAGCAGTGTATCTGGAAGAGGACGGTCGTACCTCAGGGTATTGCTTCAGCTGTTCCACTAACTATTATAACTATGAAGAGGGTGAAAAGCCCAAGGAGTCTTATGTACAAGTAGAACCAGAAGCAGTTATACCCGTCAGTGGGTTACCTTATGGTACAGCTGCTAAACGAAAGATAGGGAAGAAGGTAGCCGAGATGTTTGGGGTTAGAAGTTCCTATGATTCCAATGGTCAAGTGGATACAGTCTACTATCCCTATCATAAAGATCAGGAGGAACTAGGGTGTAAGGTAAGAACCATGCCCAAGACCTTCAGGTTCCAAGGTGATATGGGTGATCAGTTATTCGGTCAGCAGAACTTCTCAGCGGGTGGTAAGCGTTTAATCATTACTGAAGGTGAAGAAGATACTCTAGCTATAGCACAGGCCTATGATGAGAAAGGAGTCATCTACCCTGTAGTATCGTTAGCATCTGCTAGTAATATGAAGGCACCTCTAGCTCAACGTGAATGGCTAAGGTCATTCGGTGAAATCTGTCTATGGATGGATGCTGATAAGGCAGGTGAAGAGGCTATATTAAAGCTGGCTAAGATATGCGGCTATGATAAAGTCAAGATAGTTAAAGGTAAGGAAAAGGATGCATCCGATGAGTTCGTTAAACACGGGTTCATGGAAGTCAATAGGGCTATCTGGAATGCTCAACCTTACAATCCTGCTGGTATAATGTCAGGTGAATCTATATGGGAAGCCTATCGTGATAAGAAGGAAATCCCCACCATCCCCTACCCCCCGTGTTTGGCTGTTGTTCAATCTAAACTGAAAGGTATTAGGCAAGGTGAGATAACTCTGTTTACTTCAGGAACCTCTATAGGTAAGAGTAGTATCATTAAGGAGACTGTATTACACATCCTAGATACCACTGAGGAGAAAGTTGGTATGATATCTCTGGAAGAATCGGTAGGTTATACTGCTGGTAAGTTCATAGGTATGCATCTTAGGAAGGATATGTCTGTAGGTGACACCACTGAAGAGGAGGAAAGGAAGGCATTTGAGGAGGTGTTTGGCGACAATCGTCTGATACTGCTAGACCACCAAGGTGCTGTATCTGATGGTAGTCTAGTAGACAAGATAGAGTACTTAGCTCTGATGGGATGTAAGTACCTTATCCTTGACCACTTAACTATAGCTGTAAGTGAGGGTGTGGAGAAGTTAACAGGTAACGAGGCCACTGATAAGATGATGAATGAGCTGTTACGAATCTGTAACAAACACCATGTATGGATAGGTCTGATCAGCCACCTACGTAAGACAGGGTTACAGGGTAAGTCGTTTGAGGAAGGTAAGATGCCTTCACTAGATGACATCAAAGGTTCAGGTAGTGTTAAGCAAGTATCCTTTGATATCATTGGGTTCTCTAGGGACTTAACTTCTGATGATCCAATCAAGCGTAGTACGGTACACTTCTCTGTACTTAAGAATAGATTCTCAGGTGTAACAGGGAGTGCAGGATCTGCATCATATGACATTGATACAGGTCGTCTAACTAGTGTGGATGTAATAGCGGAGGACTTCTAATGACTATATTTCAAGGGAACGAGGAACCATTACGTTACGAAAGTAGCGTGGTGGAGGACGCTGGGTTACTGCTATCACCTTTAGACAATTTACTGTATGAACTTCAGTATAAACGAACAACATTCGGTGGTAAACGTGAAGTAGTGATGCAAAATGATGAAATAATAGATATAATAAAGGCCAGTAAGATACCTAAAGAAGATGTATTGGCCGCAATTATGTCAAGACCTGAACTAAAAGAGGACTATAACGAACACTCCCTAGTATTCGAATATCTAAAACCACTATAAAGGAGCAGCATAGCGATGAACTTAATCGAACAAATAGCTGAATATCTGGTTGAACGTGTAGAAAAGGCTAACATCAATAGCCCAAGAGGTAATACCGGTTGTATAGTATTAGCCTTCTATCCTGACTACAAACTTAAGCTACCCACGATGGTATACCTAGCATCCGAGAAGATACAGTTAAAGTTCTCCCGAGACGCTAACGGTGACATAGCTGGTATGGCTAAGTTAACCTCTGTATCTGTTGCAATAGGTGAAGCCCTAAGTGCTTACATGGGTGGTGCCCCACTGCCCAAGGACAAAGCCATACGCCTGGGGGACCTCTTTGTAGAAGCATTCAAAGCCAAGGATTGCGTAACTACTTTCCGTGAAGAAGGGTTCTCTGATAGAGCAATTACAGCCCCCTACGTGGTCACTCCCGGTCCTCTGTGGGGCTTTATCAGTGACGTACCCACCTGTGTTAAAGGGTCACTACTACCCAACACCGTCCTACATAGACCTGAGAGCATCACTGAGCTAAACACCCTAGGGTACCCCGCAATTAAACGTTGGGGTTCTCAAGATGAAAGGGAGTTCCCGCAGTACATCGATTCCCCTTGGTTACGATCTCTAAACTCATTGAACAAGATGAAGTGGTCTATCAATGAGAGTGTCTATGATGCAATGATCGCCAACACTGATTACTTCTTACACAAGGAGACTGCATTACCCGAGGCTGGTTCTATGTTAGCTGTACGGAAGGCTTACAACTCCCTGAAGAAGAAGGAAACAAAGGAAACCCGGGAAGAATATGCAGTAGCTGTTGACCTGTGGAACAAGAAGAAGAAGGTACTTAAGGCCCGAAGCAAGAACTATGAATTCCAAATCATAAAAGAGAAGGCTAGCACCCTTAAAGGATATGGTAAACCTTTCTTTCAGTTAGTAGACACTGACTATAGAGGGCGATATTATATCCGTGAGCAGTTCCTTAACTATCAAGGAGGTGATCTAGCAAGAGGTTTGCTACAGTTCGGAGAAGGAAAGCCACTGACCCCTATGGGTGTGACATGGTTAGCCATACATACGGCTAATAGCTTCAACGAATCGTATGCAATAGAATCTATCCCTTCTTGGTGTGAGTATAACTACAAAGCACTGTTAGAATCGGAAGGGTTAGAATCTATCTCTGTTGATAAGATGACTCTAAATGATAGAGTTAGGTGGTTAGAACAGAACTATGATATGGTTCTAGACACTGCTATTGAGGGTAAATTCATTAAATGTGAAAAGCCTATAGTATTCTTTGCATGTGCCTGTGAGTGGTTAGCATGGAATTCCTGTGAAGAAGGTGAAACAGTTATATCTTATCTACCTATACCTATTGATGGTATGTGTAATGGTATACAACATAGTGCTGCTATGAGTAAGGATGCTGTTACAGGGGCTATGGTAGGATTAACTAAGACAGAAGTCCCTTGTGACTTGTACATCAAGGTAGCTAAGGAACTAGTAGACAATCTATCTGATTGGTTTACAGCTCGTAGTATACCTATGAAACACATCAGAAAGGGTATCACTAAACGTGCCACTATGGTACGTCAGTATGCAGCAGGTACTGCACGTATAGCGGATAATATGTATGAAGATTGTTACACCGAGGGTTTCACTAGCAAGTATAACATTGATATGTTTGACTGTACTCTACTTAGTAGGTCTGTTATACAAGCTATCAATACAGTATGCCCTAGTGCGGATACGGTTAAAGCTTATCTACAACAACTCGCGGCTTATGAATTGGGTGAAACAGGTTATCTACACAAGTTAACTGGTGAGGCTGTCACTAAGCATGACCGGGGTAAGCTAATAGCTGCTAAGAAGGTTATTCAACGTAAGAAGTTAAAGACCAATGAAGATATATTCCAGTTAGACAAGCTCAGTCAACAGTTTAATATGATCTCAAGTTACATAGCTAAAGGTAATGGAGCTAGAGAGTTAAGCTGGACCTCCCCTTCGGGATTCCCTGTGAAATATAGGGCCTACCTTATGAAGGAGTGGAAGATAGATTCAGTGCTTAAGGGCATTAGTGAACGTAATCGACTTAAGCATGTGTTAGCTGTAGAGACCACTATCCCTGATAAGCAAGGTTATGCATCTGGAATAGCACCTAACTATATACACTCACAAGACGCT